GAGAGATAACCAAGCGAGCTGTGGCGCCTCGTTGGGTTATAAAACGTTTCGATATAATCGAAGACGGCAAGCTCAGCGTGTCGGCGGCTGGAGGGAATCGATTCATCCAGCCCGGTGTCGGTCTTGCGTTTTCGGCCCATGCGCGGCATGTTACGCCTCCGGCTTGGCCTGGTGCTGGACGCAGCCGAAGGCCGGCATGGTGATGAATGTGGCTTTGTAGCCGCTGCCATCCTCAGTGGCGGCGAGAAGGCCTGCATACTCCGGCTTCAGCACGCGATAGTCGAGCAGCAAATCGACGGGGTCTTGTCTCAAGTCGGAAACATCGTTTATGTGCTTGACGGTCTGGCACTCTCCGGCCCCGCGCAGGGCTCCGTATTCATCGTCCGGGTACTTGAACCAGTGTTTGCAGGTGATGCAGAGGCCTGTGGTCATGTGGTGGCTCCTTTTTTGAACAGTAGCACCATGGCTTCTTTGTTGGGCCGGGTGCCAGTGGCTTGACCAGGCTGGGCCTGCAGCAGCTGCAGGCCGGCCAGCACGGCCTCTGCATGGGCGCGGATGACCAATGGCCGCCCGTTGGGTTTGCGGTTCACCGTGAGGCCGAGACTGCGCAGGAAGCGCGCCTGTGCGGCGCTGTTGGTCAGCGGTGTGCACATATCGTCGATCTCTGCGTCGGTGTACCAGGGGAAGGTCATGCAGCGTTCCTGTAGATCTTGCCCAGATCTCCCGCCACCACATGCCCGCGCCGGCGCAGCAGCCTGGCCAGGCGTACCTGGTCGGCGTGGCTGTGGGTGGCCTGGCGCAACAGGCCGAGGTAGCTGTTGCCGGCCGCGAAGAGTTCTTCGGCCGGCATGTTGGCCAGGCGGCTCAGGGCGGTGGCCAGGGTGCGCGGGCGGGTGGTGCGGCGCCATGGCTTGATGATGTGGCCCACGATGTCCACGCCGCGCTCTATGGGCTGCAGGATGGTCTTGCGGGGGTTGACGTGGGCGCCCAGGCTCTGGGGCAGCCAGGCGGTGATGGCGTCGCGTGCGGCGGCCAGGCGCTGGGGGGATTCGTCCAGCAGCACGAAATCGTCCACGTAGCGCACGTAGTGGCGTACCTTGAGCTGGTGTTTGACGTACTGGTCCAGCGCGTCCAGGTGGACGTTGGCGAAGAATTGGCTGCTGAGGTTGCCGATGGGCAGGCCGGTGTCTGCCGGGGCGTTGAAAAGGCTTTTGTGCGGGGGCACCAGGCCCAGCAGCTCAGGGCTGCCGCGCAGATCCACGTCTTGCCGTGGGTCGTGAAAGAGGATCTTGTGGGTGAGGTCCAGCCAGAAGGGTTCTTGCACCTTGGCCGCGAGCTGCTCGAAGAGCACGGGCTTCTTGATGGCCACGAAGAAGTTGGACAGATCCATCTTGAGGTAGAGGCCGCGGCGGCTCCAGTTCTGGGTGATGGAGCGCACGGCGTGTTCCAGGCGCTGGGCGGCGTACAGGGTGCCGCGGCCGGGGATGCAGGCGCAACTGCCGGCGTCGAAGCTGGCGTGGAAGCGCGGGGCGATGTGGTTGTAGAGCAGGTGGTGGACGATGCGGTCGGGGAACTCTGCAGCCCAGACCTCGCGCGGCTTGGGCCGCGTGACGACGAAGCAGTTGCTGCGCCCAGGGGTGTAAGAGCCGTCGCACAGGCGCTGGTAGAGCAGCCACAGCTGGCTCTCCAGCACCTGTTCGAACAGCAAGGCGCTGCCGGTGTTGCGCTTGCCGCGCCGGCAGTCCTGGTAGGCCTGCACCAGGGCCTCGAAGGGGAACGGTGCGTTTGAATCTGCGGACGAAACGAGCGGCACCGCCAGACCAGTCCTTGTTGTTGATGTTGGTGTTGCCGTTGTTGAAGTTCTGGTTCCAGGCGTTGTTGCGCGAGTACTGCGTCGGTGCTTGCTTTCTACGTCGCCGCTCCAAAGGCCGGTCTGGCCGATCAGTGCGGTAACTGCGCCGGACCGGGCCTGAGCTGGCTCAGCGGTCTCCGTGGTGCGCATGTCCGTGGCCTCGTGAGCCAGGGGCAAGACCAGATTCAATTGACGTTCTGGCATGGAAACCTTGGCTTTCATGCTGCTGACGTTTTTTCGGTGAGCTTGATCCAGCCGCCGCCCTGTGCGCCCACGGCTTCCATCAGCTTGATGGCCTGCGCCCACTGGCCGGTGGTCACCAGGCGCTCGTCTGCGCAGAAGCGCAGCAGCAGCTTGAGCCTGTCCAGGTGCTTGTGCATCTGGCGCAGGGCGGCTACGCGGGCCTGGCCCGTGGTCTCATTGGCCTCGGCGATCTGCAGCACGATCTCTACGCCCAGGGCGTGCACGTCGCTGCCCGTGGTGTGCTTGAAGTCCTTGCGCATTTCCTTCTTGCAGCGGGCTGTGAGCCGCAGCAGGTCGTATGCCGGCTTGTAGATGTTGAGGGTCGAGTAGTGGGCCATGGTGCAAAAGTGCGGCGACCCGGCGCTGCGCGCCGGGTAAAGGGTTCAAGGAATCAAGAGTTCAAGGGAAGATCTGCGGACGAAACGAGCGGCACCGCCAGACCAGCCCTTGTTGCTGATGCTGGTGTAGCCGCCGGCGAAGTACTGGAGCCAGGCGTAGCTGCGCGAGTACTGCGTACTGGACCAGTAGATTCGGTCAGGGTTGAAGGCGTCGCAGCCGTTGGCGTGCAGGGTCTGCAGCTCACGCTGCGAGGGCAGGTAGAGCGGGCTGAGGCCTTCGATCTGCGGTTGCTCCTGGTTCAGGCCGTGCACCACGGGGTGCTGTTCGCCCAGGGCCAGCAGGGCGCGGGTGTTGGCCAGGCCGTCCCACTTGCACGTGGCGCCAGGCACGTCCTTGCCGTAGCCACCCCACTTAACGTCGAGACGTTCGAACTCGGCGCCCAGGGGGACGATCAATGGGTAGTCGGCCAGGCCAGAGTCGGGCAGGGCGCGCTGCAGGCCCCAGAAGGCGCCGCCCAGGTGGGGCAGCAGGGTGCCCAGGGCGGGCAGCTTGATGAGGCGATGCGCGATCGCGGGTGCGGCGACGGCCGCGGCGGTTTCAGCGTTCATGGATTGCTCCTGTGGTGGTGAAAAAATCGAGCGGACCCGGCGCTGCGCGCCGGGTGTAAGGGTTCAAGTGATCAAGTTTTCAAGGGGGAATCTGCGGACGAAACGAGCGGCACCGCCAGACCAGTCCTTGTCGTAGATGTAGGTGCCGCCGTAGTCGAAGTACTGGAACCAGGCGTAGTTGCGCGAGTGCTGCGTGCTGGTTTTGTGCCAGAGGTCGGGGGCGAAGGCCTCGGCCCCGGTGAGCAGGGGCTTGAGGTTGGCGAACTGCAGCAGGGCACCGACGCGGGCGACGACGTACCAGTCGCTGTAGCCGCCGCTGCGGCAGGCCATGGCGGCTTCTGCCAGCGGGCTGCCGGCGGCCACCATGGCCATGGTGTTGGCTAGGCCGTCGGACTCGCTGTTGGCGCCCGGCACGTCGGTGTAGGTCTTGAGCCAGGGCGGGCAATCGTGCTTGATGTAGCAGTCGGCCGCGGGGCCGGTGACTTCGCCGTAGAGTTTGCCGTCGATGAGGTGGACGCCGTGGAAGTAGCCGCCTTCGATCAGTTGGCCGAAGGCGGGGATGGTTTGGATCAGGGGTTGGGGTGCGTTCATGGTTGCTCCGGTTGGTGGTGGTGAAAAAAATGATGGTTCAGCTGCGGCCGCCGCGTTTCTGCTGCCACTCCCGCCCGAACTCGCCGCGCCAGCCGGGTGGCGGGTCGAAGGTGAAGCGGGTGTCGCGCGGAGTGGGGGCGACGGTGACGCGCACATGGGCTGGCCAGGTGACGCTGCCGCCAGGTGGCAGCTGATCAAGGGCGGGGCGGTGGTTGCCCAGGGCGTAGACGCTCTTGCCCCTGCCACGCTTGGGCGCAACGGCGAGCCTGGCGGGCTCTGTGGGCGCGTTTCTGGCCGGGGCGGGTGCTTTGGGTGCGGCGGGCACTTGCGGCGTCTCTGCGGCCGGCACGTGCGCGGGCTCGGTGATATAGCGCCAGCGCTTGCCATGCGCTTGCCGGCGCAGTTTGCCGGCGTCCACCAGTTCGGGCAGCTTGGTGCTGAGGGTGCTGGGGTGCGCGCCGGTGACGGCGGCCACTTGTGTGGGCGTCAGGCCGCAGGCCCAGCGGCAGGCCAGCAGAATGGCGTGTGTGTAGCGGTCCTGGCCGCCGGCTTTGCGCGCGGGGGCGCCGGTGCCGACCTGGCTGCTGGCCTGCTCCCAGGCCTGGGCGTGGGCCAGGTGGGTGAAGTAGCGGTAGCGCTTGCGGGTGCCCCTGCGATGCAGTTGCCCGCGCTCCATCATCTTGGGGAGCTTGGCGTTGATGGTGGCAACGCAGATGCTGGACAGGCGCACCAGCTCGCCTTGCGTGCGGCCCACTGGAACACTGCACAGGCGCTCGATCTCGGGGGAGTGGATGTCTGGGCGGCCCATGGTGTCAGCCTGCTGCCCGGGTGGCGCAATAGGTGCAGAGCGTTCCCGCCGTCGCGACGTCGACGTAGGCGTGCGTGCCGAGGAAGCTGGCCTGCAGGCGCGCGGTGCTGGCGTGGCGTTCACACGCATGCACGGCGCCGTTGGGGGCGTGCAGGGTGGCCACGGCGGCCGAGATCTGGCCGTGTGGGCCGCAGGCCTCCAGGCAGTGGCTGCGGTCGCTGCAGGCGTCGGGCTTCATGCCGGTGGCGGGACAGGGGGCAGCTGGTTCCGCTGCCAACACTGGCCGCTCACCTGGCCAGGCCATGCGCTGCAGCGTGGCGTGAATGGCAAGGATGTCTGCGGTCAGCACCTCACGAGGCGCGCCAAGCAGGTGCTGCTCAATCTGGTCGAGGAGGCCGCCCAAGCGACGTGCGCGCTTCTCGGCCGACTCGGGCGTGACGGCCAAGGTGATCATGTCGTCGGTGCACAGCTCGACGAGATGCTTGTCGAAGATCATGCCGGTGACGGGCTCCAGCTGGTCGGTGTCGGGGTCGAAGGCCTTCACCTCGGCGTCAGGGCGTAGCTGCTGCAGGCGCAGCACCAGGTCGGCGACTTTCATGCGGTTGCTCCCAGCAGGTTGAGTTGATCGGCCGTCCTGGCCACGGTGGCGGCGTGGCCGATCTTGTTGACCTGGTTGGTGGCCAGGCGGGCGGCCTTGGAGATCTCGTCGCGGCTGAGCTGGTTGATCTGGAAGGTGTACAGCTCGACGAAGGTTTGCACGGCGTCGAGTTCCTGGTAGTACAGGGCGGTGGGCTCCCACTCGCCGGTGGCCATGGCGCGGGTGTAGATGCCATGCAGGGCCGCCTCGGCGCTGGCCAGGTGCTCCACCAGGCCGCGCACGATGCGCATGCTTTCTATGGCCTTGGCCAGGGCCACGGCGCCGGCGATGATGGCCCACTCCAGCTCGGTGGCCACGCCTTCACGCAGGGCCTTGACGGGGGCGCGCACCATACCCAGCAGGTGCTCACGATCGGCCTGGCTGGGCTTGGCGACGGCGCCGGTGACCAGGCCCATGGTGTCGGCGCAGATCCGGCGCGGGCGGTAGGCTTTGCGGGGTTTCTTGTTGGCCGCCATGATCAGTACTCTGTCGATGCGAACAGGCATGGGAAAAAGATGTCGGCGTCGATCATTCGCTGCAGCTCTTCGGCAAAGGTGCGCTCGGTGCCATCCTCTTCAACGTAACGCAGCGTCTGCATCGCCTCACCGCTGACCTCGAAGGCCTCGGTCTCCGCGTCCTCATAGGTGTCGGCGCCGCACTGTTCGCGGGCGGCGGCAATCACATCTGTGAGGTTCTCGCCCGCCCACCAGTCGTAATCGTCCAGCTTGAAAACCTTGATGGCAGGGCTTGAGAGCGGCACGTTTCTATTGCACTCGCCGGCCACACAGCCCGGAGATCCACACATCGAACAACCGCCAAAAGTCACGGGCCGATCAAGAGTCAATGCACTGCGCGTCGCGTCGATGAACCGCACATGCTCGATGGCCTGGTCGGCCGGCATGGTGCGCCAGTCGGGCCACTCGCGGCCTTCGTTCTTGGCTTGCTTGGCCACCAGGGCCGCGAGGATCTGGTCGGGCGGGTTGCCGTTGGGGTTCTCGGCCGTGACACCGCAGCGCCATGCGCCGTCGAGCGCAAGGATGGCGACATCGATCCACTCGCTGATGTCGGCCGGCCTGGACAGGATCTCGATCAACTCCTTGCGGATGTGGTCGACCACGCCCTGGGTGCGCATGCCTGGGCCGAAGGTGCGCTGGCTGAAGTTGCGCTGGCGCTCCAGGTGCTCCAGCATGTCGAAGGTGCCGGCCGGTACCAGGTCAACCAGCTCGCGGTGGCTCTCGGGGTAATTCTTGTTGAGGGTGCGCATGCGCACGTAGGCGTGGTCGCGGTCGGTGAAGACGTTGCCACAGTGCTCGCCGTTATAGGTGATGCTGGTGGCCACGACTTCGCGCTTTGGGATGAAGGCGAGCCGCCGCGTCGCCATCTCCACCAGGCAGTCTTCGGCGCTGTCGCCTTCTTCCCGCGTTTCGACGGTGATAGGGCTGCCCAGGGCCCTGCTGAGCGCGAGGATGCGCGCGCGCATCACGGGGACTGTGGGCTCGGTGCTCATGACGCGCTCCCTTCTTCTTCCTCTTTTCGATCGAGGCGCTCGATTTCGGCCAGGATGAGAGCGCCGGCCTTGACCAGATTGCGGCGCGTGTCGCCGGGTTTGAACCAATTGGCATCCCAGCCAGACCATTCCCACAGCCTCTCGAGAAACTGACCGCCTTCGGTCTGGAGGTCGAGGGCTACCCCCTGGTTGGCAAGCGCGTAGCAGGCAGCAGCGATAGCCATGCTGCCGTTGTCATGCGCGTCGTCGTGGCCTGGCGTCCAGCCTTCGACCTCAATCTGGCGCCGCCGCTCAGCAAGCACGGCAAGTGCGGCCGCGGATGAATTCGTGGTGCGATCCTCTCGATTCGCAGGCTCGCGAACGTTGATTGCGCGTGAGCCTGCGAGCACGATGAACGTGGGCTCCATCTCGTCGAAAATCAGCACCTTCCTCTGGCTCTGCAGAAACTCTTCGACGCTTTCTCTCATGGACTCGGCCTGGTCAGAAGAGAGGCGCCGCGGTATGCAGATGACCAGGCGGTCCTGTGGGCGCAGATCGATCAGGGCAGAAGCCTGTCCGGAGGATGGGCTGACCACAGCCTGCTGCTTGCCCGCCAGCACGGACCAGGCGACCTGAATGCGGTGGAAGAGTTTCATGCCGCCCCCCGGGCGTTGCCCTTCTTGTCGAGAAGCACGTCGCGCGGCTGGCGGGGGACGGCGGGGCCGATGACGCCGGCGGCTTCGAGCTGGTCGAGCAGGGCCATAGCCTTGTCCTGGCCGATGCCCAGCCCTTCCTTGAGCTGACGTTTGTTGGCCTGCTGTTCCTTGAGCACCAGGGCGCGGGCTTTCTTGAAGAGCGGGTCGGTGGGCTCTTCCTGGGCAGCCTCCTCGGTCGCTTTTGCTGCGGCCGCAGCGGCGGCCTGGGCGGGGGTGCGCTCGGGGGTCTTGGGGAAGGGCCAGGCTGCAGCCGGTGTCAGCGCGCCTGGTGCAGCGCTCGGCGCCACTGCGCCCTTGGGCGCAGAAGCCGAGCCTTCAAGGCCCTGCATCGCGTCAGCGATGCCACGCTTGGCTTCTTCGGGCGAGATCTTCGCCGCGGCAGCGGGAGCGGGCTTGGTTTTGGCCCCTGCCTTCCCCCGCACCCCTTGCGCTTGCGCAGCAGGGGCGGTCGTGGCGGGTGCTTTTTTGGCCGGCTTGGGGTAGACGCGCTCACGCACCTCGGTTTCGATGCGTTTGGTGACGGCCTTGAGGTCTTCGCGGTGCACCGCCTTGGTCACCAGCTCGAAGCCTTCACCGCTGCGGCTGTGCATGATGAGCAGCAGGTGGAGCAGGTCGGGGCGCGGGTGCTTCTTGACCAGGTCGCGCAGGCCGTGCTGGGCGCCCACGCTGCCGGTGGCCAGCACCTTGCTGGCGGCTTCGGCGCCATCGGCGTCCAGGCTCCAGGCTGTGTGGCCGGCCAGGTGGCGGTGGATGTCGAGATTGAAGAGCGCGCCGGGGTGGTTCATCTCGGCGTTGCCTCGCGACTGAATCTTTTTCCACGTCTCGGCGATGGCTTGGGCGTGGACCTCGCGCCGGAACTTGGCATCGAGCTTGGCCTTTTCCTGGTCGGCCTTCTCGTCCAGCAGATCCTGCACGGCCTTGGGCGCGGCCTTCTTGTCGGCCTTGGCCTGCTCCTGGATGGTTTTGAGCAGGCTGTTGGCCACGTCGTTGGGCAGGCAGGCCACCAGCTGGCCCTTCTTGGTGGGGTGCTCCAGCATGGTGGGCTTGATGCCCTTTTCGTCCATGAGCTTGCCCAGGATCTTGCGCAGGGGCTCGCCGGTGGGGCTGTCTTCCTTGTCGTCCAGGCGTTTGTAGCCCTTGAACCGGGCGCTGGCGCCGTAGCCGATGCGCAGCTCTTCGGCTTCCTTGCCGGCGATGACGGTCTGGCCCTTGGCCTTGGCTTCCTTCACCAGCAGGGCAGCGGCGGCCTCTTCCTTCTTGTGGAAGCAGGGCGGGTCGGTGCACACGTCTGCACTCTTGACGTCGCTGAACAGGTCAGGGTTGGCGCCGGTGCGCTTGTTGCATTCCTTGCAGCTGCCTACACCTGGCACCAGATCCACCACGGTGATCGTGAACCGGGCATCGGACAGCTTGAGCATGTACTCATCCTGTGCCAGGCGCAGAGCGCTGCGGTAGCTCAGCGGCTCGCGGTCACCAGAGTAGTAGCGTTCGCCGCGCAGCACCTCCTGCAGGAACTTGGCCTGCAGCTTGCCATCGGGGATGCGGGCGACGAGCATGGCCACGCTGTAGTCGATCTTGCCGTCGCGCAGGGCGGCGCGCCCGTCGGTGCCCAGGTCGAGCAGCTTGAGGCGGTTGAAGACGTAGGTTCGGCTCTTGCCGATTTTCTCCGCCACCTGGTCGGCGTTGAGCTTGCTGTGCTCCATGAGGCTGCTATAGCCTTCGGCTTCTTCCAGAGCGGTGAGGTCGTCGCGCTGCAGGTTCTCGACGAGCTGAATCTCTCTGACCTGCTCGTCTTTAAGGTCGCGGATCATGACCGGGTATTCGTCAATGCCGGCAATTTCACAGCCGCGGTCGCGGCGTTCGCCACAGACGATCTCGTGTGTGACGTTGCGCGCGGTGTCAGGCACGCGCCAGGCTGGCAGGGGGCGCACCAGCAGGGGCTGCAGTACGCCGCCGGCCGCCTTGATGCTTTCGGCCAGTTCCTGCAGCTTGGCGGGGTTGAAGACTGTGCGCGGGTTGGTGGTGCTGCGGACCACGTTGGCGCGCTTGAGGATGGCGAATTGTTCGGACATACGGTTACTCCGGTTGGGTTTCTTCGGTGCTGCTCTGCCTGGCCAGGGCGTCTTTCACGGCGCTGTGGAGGTCGCCGATGGAGCCGTTGTTGTCGAGGGTGACATCGGGCTCGATCCAGTTGATCAGGGCCTCGCTGGTGTGCTGGCGCACGTGTTCGACGTCGGCGCGGTCGACGCGCCACACCTGGCCGCCTTGCTGGCGTATCCACTCGGCCTCGTTGGGGAAGCGCACGTCGCTTATGACGAAGTTGGGCGGGCCGAAGGTGGAGAGGGAGACCTCCGTCATGCTGGCGGCGGCGATCTTGAGCCAGAAGTCGGGCGCCTGCGCACGGCCCCATTCGGTGCCGAGGGTCTGGGCCAGCTGGCGGTAGCTGACGCCCAAGACGGGCATGGGCTGCTCTTTGAGGTGGCGGGCTGTCATGTAGCTGAGGTCGATGCCGCAGGCCAGGAGCAGCGGCTTGAGCATTTCGCGGATGGGGTCGGCAAAGGCCATGCCGAAGTAGCCGTGCTTGGCCAGGATGTCGCGCGTGGTGTCTTTGCCGCTGCCGGCGTAGCCGGTGAGGCCGAGGAGGTGGGGAGGGCGCATGCTCATCGTGGGCCACCTCGGCCGCGTTCTGTGAGCGGACCCAGGGCCTTGAGCCCGGCAACGGCTTCAGGGTTGGGCACCACGCGGTCGCGCGTGCGGTGCACGGCGTCGATGTCCACCTCGGCCAGCAGGGGCGCCTTCATGCCCCAGTCGCGGCGGGTGCGGCTGACGATCTCCAGGGCGGCGGCCTGGGCGGCGCTGCAGGGGGCACCCACGGTGGGGCGGAAGGTGCTGGTGATGTTGACGCCGCCGGCGGGCGTGTCTTCCAGGGTGATGGTCACTGCGGGCATGGGATTTCCTCCTGTGTGGGTTCGGGGATAACGTGGATGTGGCTGACGTTGGTGGCCACCAGGCGCACGCCCACCAGCGGGGCCTGCACGGTGACGCGCATGCCTTTTTTGAGGCGGTGTGCGGCCGCGTGGGCCTGTTTGGCGGCGTCGGCGGGGAAGGGCTGCTCGACGCGCATGGGGGTGTGCAGGGCGTTGTCGAGCTCGATGTCCATGCAGAGCACGGGCACGGTGTGGCCTTCGCTGTCGATCGGCCTGGTGCGGGCTTCTGCCTGGCGCAGCAGGGTGCCGGTGTATTCCAGGGCCTGGGCCATGGGCTGTGCAGACGTGTGCATGGCGTTCAGCTGCCCAGGTGAAGGGCCGCCCAGCCGAGCTGGTGCAGCCAGCTGCCAGGGGTGACCAGGCTGAAGGCGATCAATGCGATGGCGCTCAGCACGCCCAGAAAGGCCACGCCGCCGGCCAGCAGGTTGGCGACGGTGACCCAGTTGTCTGCGGGGCGGTCTGGCATTTCCTCGGGGCCTGCGCTGTCGGGGTACGCGCACTGGCGCAGGGTGGCGTGCAGCTGGTGCACGTTGCTGGCGGGCGCGGCCTCGTATCCGATGGTGGCCTCGGCGCGCGCGCTGGGCATGGCCTGGTGGCAGGCGCGGTGGCATTGCGGGCTGGTGCGCTGGCAGATGCCGTGTGTGTGGCAGGCGGGGGTGCGGTTGAAGAGCTGCATGGCGGGGCTCCTCAGAACGAAACCCGGGCGCCGACCTGGGTGGCGCCGGGGTTGTGGTTGGGCGGCAGGTCTTTCTCGAACACGCCCTTGACGTCGTTCACCGCGTCCATGTGGATGTAGCGGGCGAAGAGCGTGAGGCTCTTGTACTGGTAGCCCAGGCCCAGCACGCCGCCGGCGTTGAGGCCTCCCTGGTACTTGTAGACGTCGTTTGGAACGCCGGCGGGGCGATCGATGCGCACGATAACCTCGGGGAAGCCCCAGTACACCCCGGCCTCCACGGATAATTTGCCGGGACCGACGGCCCATTCAGGGGCTACGCTGGTGACGAAACCACGATGTCGAGACTGGACCGACCACGTGGAGAAGTGCCCATTCAAATCACACGGCTGCACAACACAGGTCTGGTTCGCAGCGTCATAGTTGGTGTCGCTGGTTCCCTTCGCCATGCTGCTGACGGTGCCGCTGTCCAGATATTCCACGCGCCACTTGATGCCGTCGTGTCCCCGGTCGTACCACGCGGTGGTGGTGCCGCGCGTGATGTAGTCGGACACGCCCAGCGCCCACGCGTGAGTGGTCAGGTCGAACTGGTAGGGCACATCGTCGCGGGTGTGCACCTGATAGTAGAGGCCGTTGGGCGTTATCTGGTAGAAGTTCCAGCCCTTGGTGACTTCGACAGTCTTGGTCTTGAACCAGTCCGCGATGCTGTTGGCCTGGGCCAGGCTGCAGAAGAGCATGGCAGCGATGAGAATGAGCTTTTTCATGGTTGAGCCTCCACCAGCACGTGCCCAGTGGGCCGGCCGCGTTTGGTAGTGCACACAAGTGCACCGTGTTGATCGGGAACCCACCAGGTCTCAGGGCCGCAGACGGCCTGCACGTGGGCGATGTAGAGGCGGTCGGCCTCTTGGCGCTGGGCCTGCAGCAGCTGCGCCTGGTGCGCGGCCACGGCACGCTCTGCAGCGGCCTGCCAGCGCGCCCAGGGGCTGTCGGGGTGGTTGTGGCGCACGTAGGCGAGTGCGCCCATGGCAATGCAGGCCAGGAGCCACACCACCAGGCAGACGCGCAGGATGAGCGCCTTGATGCGCTCGGGGTCTTGGTCGGGCCGACGGTTCATGGCAGCCTCTTTGCGCTGATGCGCACCTGCTCGCCGATCGTCATGAGCAGCGCGTCGATGACGGCGTCAAACGTGCTGGCGAAGAGGCCGGTGTAGTGGAACGGCCTTTGGCCTGGCCGGGTGATGGTGACGATGCACTTCAGCATGCGGCCACCTTTTCGGTGGCTGCGGCGATGGCGGCGTGAGGGCGGTTAAAGCCATCAAGGCGCAGCTCCCACACAGCGGCCGCCCAAGCATCAGCCGGGTTCGCGGTGCCGGTGTGGTACTGAGTGATGGTGTCGCCGTTGAAGCCGTTGACCTCTTGAAAAAAGTGGATGGTGTAATTGCCGCCCCGCGCCCAGTCCTTCTCGCACTTGGCCTTGGGGGCGACGGCCAGCACCTTGGCCTTGGGGGACTTCCAGATGTTCTGACTCATGCCGCCACCTCTTCGGTGGCGCGCTGTGTCAGGCTGGCGGCGGGCGAGGTCGCGCAGCTCGGCGGGCTTGAGGTTGGCAGTGGTTTCGGACTTGCCGTGGTGGTTCTCAACCTGGATGGTGAGCATGGCGCAGTCATCGGGGCCATGCCGGTAGACGTCGACCTTGGTGGCGCTCAGCTGGGCAATGTGCTTGCCGCTGGCGTAGACGTCTCGGTTACGGCCTGCCAGGCCTGTGAAGTAGCGCTGGTCAGCGTACTGAGGTTCTTTGGGTACATCCGCCGCGCAGGGGATGTGGATGAACTGGCTGGTTTGCACTTTTCACTCCAGAACCGCCTGGGAGTGGCGGCTTGGGGTGAATTCTACAAACGTAGATTAAAGCCTGTCAACAAATGTAGATTTTTGGCAATAAAGACCTACTAAATTTTGTGGGTATATCTACAAACCTTGGTTCTCAGCCCTTCAGGGAGGCCGCCCACACGTCCTCGTGCACGATGAGGATCGGCAGGCCGTCGCGCTTGTATTCGATGGCCTTCTCGATCTTGGAGCCGAAGCTGCCATGCTTCCACTCAGGGCTGCCAAGGCCGCCAACGACCACGTAGTGCAGCTTCTTGGTGATGCCTGCCTGCACCAGGCCGCCGCGCCGTTCTATGGCGCCCTCACAGGTAGTGCGAGGGCCGAAGACGAACTCCCCGGTGAGACAGAAGCGCTTTTCGGAAAAGTCGATGAGGTCAACCTGGTCAAGTGCGAGCTGCGTGACGTGGGTTGATTCGGCCAGTTCATCCAGGGTGCCGCCGACAAGCTGCTGGAGCACACCGGCCAGGTGCTGGCGTTCGTTGTCCTGGATGGCGCCGTCGGCCAGTGCGTCCTCGATCTTGGCCAGGATGACGTCGCCTGGCCAGACGTGGGCGACGGCCTCATTGTTGGCCAGCCAGTCACGCAGGAACTTGATTTCCTGGTCGCTCAGGTGGCTGTCGGATAACAGGCCTTGAACGATGCCCAGGAGTGCGCCGCAGCTTCGGCGCATCTCATTGTTGAAGGCGATCGCGCGCCTATGGTACGGGTTCATTTGTCTCCTCCCTATCGCATATGGGTTGTATTTTTTTTCCCAAACGACTTGCCCGGCTGCGTCTGTAGCTCTCGAAGCAGTAAATCTCCGCGCTAAACAAATCTAACTGCTTAGGCGCTGGCGGTGGTACTCGCGGGCGCCTGGTGTTTTGGGTCTTCGCGGGCTCGCACGAACATGAGGGCGCCGCTCTCGATATGAGCCTGCTCCTCTGGCGTGAGCAAGTTCCACTGGTAGGGCTTCAAGTCCTTGAACGGCCAGCCGTAGGGTGCGGTGGGCTCTTTGGCTTCAAGGAAAGTGACCCGGCCGTCGGTCTGGCTGATGACCAGGTCATACACAGTGTTTTCGTCGGCCAGCTGCTCAAGCGTGAGGCCGAAGGCCTTGGCGATGGGCGGGAAGTACTTCGACCGGCTGCTGTCACGCACCTCCAGCGCGGAGATCGTGCCCGGCTCGACCCCTGAGACCTCTGACAGCTTGTCGAGCGTCCAGTTGGCCTTTTCCCGGTACTGGCGGATTTGTTTACCGATTCCCATGTGTTGAGGCTAAACAACTGTAGAAATCAGCACAAATACACTTGTTGACCTTTTTCAATCTACAAGTGTAGAATTTCCGGCCATGAACCCTATGCATGACGCGATCAACCTGGTGGGCGGGGCCGCTGCCATGGCCAAAGCCCTTGGGAAATCGACCCAGGCGGTGTGCTTTTGGCGAGACGGCAAGCGGCAGATCCCGGCCGATGTGTGCCCGTCCATCGAGCGACTCACCAAGCGCCAGGTGACCTGCGAGGCGCTTCGCCCTGATGTTGACTGGGCATTTGTGCGCGGCACGTCGGAGCAGCAGGGCAGGGCGCTCACAGGAGTCTGACCGGTGCACAT